GCGCAGGGCCGAGCGGCGCGGCGCCATCGTGCCGTGGACCGAGCGGGAAGACGGCTAAGTCAGCCCATCTGCACGTGCATTTGCACCGTGCACGCGCCTATCCTTTTGGCTATGGCCGCCACTTCCGCCCCTGCCGCACGCGACGGCACCACGCGCGCCGCAGTTTTCGGCGGGGCAGACGGCCTCGGAATCGTCCTGGGCCTGATCGCGGGCATGATCGTCTCCCACCAGCCCGCGCATGCCGTGTGGGCAGCGGCGCTGAGCGGCGGCATCGCCGAGTTCTTCAGCATGGCGAACGGCCAGCGGATCAGCGACTCCCGTTCAGGCTGGCGCCCGGCCTTCGCGATCGGCGCGGCGAGCCTCGTCGGGTGCGCGGCGCCTGCGGTGCCGTACAGCTTCAGCAGCGGCTCAGCGGCCCTCGCGGGCGCCCTGGCGCTGTGCGTCCTTGTCGCCGCGGTCATCTCATGGCTACGCCCGGAACGGGGCGCGCTCGCGGTCGTGGAGACGTTCGGCTTGCTGGCTGTCACCGGCATAGCGTGCGGCCTTACCGGGCTGTGGCTGTTATGCACGGCCTCCTGTGGTTCCTCGGCGTCCACCCGGTCCCGCCGGGCACCTCGGCGATGTACCAACTCTGGTCGGGATTCATGCCCGCGCTGACCGTCCTGACCCTGCTCGGCGCGGTCGCCTCGATGTACCACCTGCATAACTGCCGGCGGGACGGCTGCTGGCGCATAGGGAAACACCGGGTGGGTGGCGCTCCCTGGTGCCGCCGCCACGTCGGCGAGGCCACGCCCGCGCTGTCCGTCGAGGAACTGCTCGGCCAGATCCTCGCCGAGCTCAGGGGGCCGCGGTGAGCCTCAACGTGCATCACCGCCGTGCCGTGACCGTGCTCAGCGCTGCGGTGCTCCTCGACGTCGCCCTCGGCCTCACGTTCGGCGCCGTGGCCCGCGTCGGCGCGTTCGAGGGCATCTTCTACGCAACCGGCGTCGCGACCACCGACGGGGCGGACATCACCCCGCACGGCACCCTCCAGCACGCCCTCACGCTAGGGATGATGTCCACGATCCTGCCGCTGTTCGCGGCGTGCCTGGCCCTGGTGACGACCGGCCTGACCGCCGACCATCTTGACGGGAAAGGGGCAGCCGGTGAGCCGTAAAGCCGACCAGCTCAACCGGGTCGAGGCGTCCCTCACCCGGATCGAGGAGGCCGCCGCCGGGCACGCCTCCGCCTTCCGCGAGCAGGTCTCCGCGCTTCGCACGGAGGTCAGGGCCGCGATGTCAGCCGCCGACGCCGCCCTCGAAGCCGCCGACCGTGCCCACGCGGGAACCGAGAGCCTGCGCGCCGAGCTTGCCCTCATCCGCCACGCGGTAGCGCCCGCGGTGCCCGACCCGGCCGCCCGGAGCACCCCTTCCCCCAAGACGGCGCCGGGCGGCGGAGCGACAGGGGAGGCGACCGCCGCCCGTCGCTCCAGAACCGCGCCGAGCGCAAAGCAGGAGAAATGATGAAGACGTGGAGCATAACCCTGCGGGCCCGCGCAAACACATGACCTCGCAAACACCGCGCGCCCGGAACGGCAGGGGCAAGTTCACCCGCACCGCCGAGAGCCGCGCCCGCGACTACCGGGCCGCCGAGCTCCACGGCCAGGGCTGGTCGTACCAGCGGATCGCCGACGAGCTCGGCTTCGCGTCCAGGGGGCATGCAAGCAACGCCGTGTCCCGTGCTTACGCCGACATGCCGACCGAGGAAGCCCAGCAGGCGAGGCAGGCTGACCTTGACCGCATCGACCGGCTGATCGAGCAGGCGTGGCAGGTGATGGTCACGCCGCACATCACCGTGTCGAACGGCAAGGTGGTGCGCCAGCTCGCCGGCTTCGAGCTCCGCCCCGACGGCACGGAGGCCCTTGACGCGGACGGCAAGCGAATTCCGGTATTCGCCGACATCCTCGACGACGGCCCGCGGCTCGCGGCGGTGAACACGATCCGCGGCCTCCTCGAGCGCCGCGCCCGCATCTTCGGCTACGACGCCCCCGCCAAGTCCCGTGTCGAGGTGATCACCGCCGACATGGTGGAGTCGCAGATCGCCGAGCTTGAGCAGCAGCTGGCCCGCAATGACCCTGCAAGTACAGGCCCCGGCTGACCGGCTGCGGTACCTGCTGGATCTCCAGCGCCGCGCCGCGAAGATCAAGCACGGGATTGCCCGCTACTACGACGACCCGGTCGGCTTCGCGCACGACTGCATCGACTGGGGTGACGGCGAGGGCCTTACCGAGTACCAGGAGGAAGTCCTCGACCGGATTCCGCGCCGCAAGCGGGTAGCGGTGCGAGGGCCCCATGGGCTCGGGAAAAGCGGGATCGCGGCCATTGCGGTGCACTGGTTCGCCCTGACGCGCGACGCGGCCGGCGTCGACTGGAAGATCCCTGCGACCGCCGGGTCATGGCACCAGCTCACGCAGTACCTGTTCCCTGAGATCCACAAGTGGGCCGGCCGCCTGCGGTGGGACATGGTCCGCGACGGGCGCCCGTTCTCCCGTGCGCACGAGCTCCAGAACCTGAACCTGCGCCTGGCGCACGGCTCGGCGTTCGCGGGGGCGTCGGCGAACGCGGCGCTGATCGAGGGCGCGCACGCCGACTCCCTGCTGTTCCTGTTCGACGAGGCGAAGGCGATCCCCGCGGCGACGTTCGACGCCTGCGAGGGCGCGCTCGGCGGTACCGGCGAGGCCTTCGCGCTGGCCCTGTCCACGCCGGGGACGCCGTCGGGCCGCTTCTACGACATCTGCACCCACCGCCCCGGCTACGAGGATTGGAGCCCCATTCACGTCACGCTCGAGCGGGCGATGGCCGCCGGGCGCATCAGCGAGGAGTGGGCGGCGCAGCGGCGGCGCCAGTGGGGCGAGCAGTCGGCGATCTACCAGAACCGCGTCCTCGGCGAGTTCTACGCCTCCGACGAGGACAGCGTGATCCCGCTAGCGTGGGCGGAGGCGGCCGTGGAGCGCTGGCGCGCCTGGGACGAGGCCGGGCGCCCCGACCCCGGCAGGCCACGCGTCATCGGCGTCGACGTCGCCTACACCGGCCAGGACCGCACCGTCCTGGCGATCCGCAAGGGCCCGGTGATCACTGAGCTCCGCCGGTCGGTGAAGGAAGACACGATGCAGACGACCGGGCGGGTGAAGGCGATCCTCGACGGCGACGACTCCTACACCGCCGTGGTGGACGCGATCGGCATCGGCGCGGGCGTCGTCGACCGGCTCCGCGAGATGGGCGCGAGGGTGCTCGCGTTCAACGCCGCCAAGGCATCCAAGGCGAAAGACAGCACGCGCGAGTTCGGTTTCTCCGGGCGCAGGTCAGAAGCGTGGTGGACGATGCGCCAGGCACTCGACCCGTCCGGCGACCCGGACATCTGCCTGCCCGACGACGAGATGCTGCTGGGCGACCTGTCAGCGCCCCAGTGGACCGTCACCTCGAGCGGGCGCATCCAGGTAGAGGGCAAGGACGACATCCGCAAGCGGCTCGGCCGGTCAACGGACGACGGTGACGCTGTCGTGCAGAGCTTCGTGCCGCACCTCGGCGACCGCGCGCCGGGCAGTATCCGCAAGTGGGCCGGCGCTGCTGAGCTTGACGCCATGGGACAGTCACCGGAGGCGGCGATGCGGAAACGGAGGCAGGTTCCCGGTGCTCCCGGAGGGCGTCAGGAGGCCCCGGAGGACGCGCCGTGGGATCTCGACGGCTTTTCGCCTAGCGATGAGGCGGACAGGCCGCAGCGGGGGAACGTGCGCACCTGGCGGTAGGCGCGCTACTCGGTGAACTCGCGCAGCGGGTAGCGCCACCAGCGGCCCTCGCTGTCCTGCGCCTCGATGACGCCGGCGGGCAGCGACGGGCCGACGGCATCCGCGAGCACGTCTTCGCGGAAGATTCCCTCCGGCTCGTCCGGCGGGCCGGGTGTCACGGCTTCAGGCGAGCCGGACAACGGACACCTCCGGCCGCTGGTCGCGGAACATCGGATGGACGGTGATCTCAACAGGTTCAGGGTGGGGCTCGATGTCCAGCGGCATCTCCGGGTAGCTGATCCGGATCTCGGACCGGGCGCCGCCGAACTCCTCTACGTGCAGAACCGCGATCCGGCCCTGGCCGTCATGGTCGATGCGGGAGATCTTGCCGCCGGTGATCACCGGGATGTCTGCGGTGCGCCTCATGATGTCGACTTCCTCTGCTGCTAGGACTTCTTGCTCGTCACATACGTCTGGCAGTCCGGGCACACGGACGGCGGGGTTACCACGGCCACCAGTCGAAGGTCTCCGCGAACATGGCGTAGACAACTACGACGACCAAGACCGCCGGAATGGCGATGAGCCAGCCCACCCTAATCCTCCGCTTCCCAGCTTGCGTACACGATCGGGGGCTCCGGCGGCGGCGGGTAGTCGCTCAGCGGCGGCGGGACGGTGCCAAGGCGCCGGTAAAGGTGAGCAGCGGTCATTTCAGGGATGGTGCGCTTAATGTGCTCGTCGGTGACCACGGCGTGGACGACGAACCGCTCCGTGGGCAGGTCAAAGTAGCCGAGTTCCCACTGGGACAGATTGGCGTTGTGCCGCCACTCGCTCATGCGCGATGTCCGCGCTGCCTCGCTGGTCGTTTACGCGTACACGGACGCACGCTACTCCCCTTCCCGCCAGTGGATGCGGCCGGCGATCTTCTCCTTGGCCGTGTCGTAGTCCTCGTACTCGGCACCGGGGGCGGGCTCGAACTCCCCGGTCAGAACCTGCGCGAGCGCTTCGTTGATGGCCCGCAGTTCGCCCTGCGTCAGCCGCGCCGTCACGACGCCGGCCTCAGCTCAAGGCACCGCGTGCACGTCACGTGCTGCCGGTTCTTCGCGGACCGGCCGTCAGCCCAGCTCATGTCACTGTCGGTCGGCGCGTCCCCGCACAGCGTCTGGCTGCCGTTAAGGTGGCTCCCCGGCCGGAACGCGTCGCTGTCGGTCAGCGGGTTCACGGTGGAGCGGGTGCGCACGCGGGCGATCTGCTTCCGGATGTGCACGCCCCGGTCGGCGGCGCGGCCGTGGCCCGCGACGTGCTCACTCTGGGCGTCCATCATCGCGCCCCAGTCGTCCTCGGTCCATTCCGCAGGCGAGTCGCTGGTTAGCTCGGCGCTGAAGGTGCCGCCGCAGCTGCCCGAGCCCTTGCAGGGCCACGTCTTCGTAATCACGTACCCATTGTACCGCGTAGCCGTTTACGTGTAAACTGAAATCGTGCCAAGGAAGAAAAGCCCCGACGCCCGCGACGAGGTCATGTCGGCAAGGTTCAGCAAGGACGAGGCTGCCGAGGTTGACACCGCGCGGGGAGCCGAGGAACGCAGCGTGTGGCTGCGCCGGGTTGCCATCGCCGCGATCGAGCGGCTGCGAGCGCCGGCGGAACCCGCCGTCACCCCGGCGAGCGCCGAGACGAAAGAGCCGAAGACCCGCGCGAAGGGACCGTGCGAGCACCGCATACCGCCCGGCTCCTACTGCCGCAGGTGCGACCGGCTCATATGACACTGACCGCCCGAGCAAGGAGAGCAAAGGAATGAGCGAACACGCCAAGCAGCGGGACGGTATCCGGTCCCGCATCACCGCGGCGGCCAGGCCGCGCCCGTGGCTCCGCGTCAGCCTCCCGCCCCGCGTCGCCCGGTTCCTCACGGTCGCAGGCGCGCGCCCAGCACCTGAGAAGCGAGACGGGAAGTGAACCACCGCATGACGCAGGCAAGGCTCCCGAAGGCCCTCCTCCGCGACGCCGAGCCGACGATCGCCGACATGGAGTTCGGCCGCACCTGCTACACGGTCCCGTGGGCGATGTGGGCCGACCGTGACGGCCTGATGTGGCTGCACCCCGACTACCCGGCTGTCGGCCAGCCGGGCGGCGCCATTGAGATGCGCGTTGAGCTACGGGCCGACGGCTACCACGTCTGGCCGGTGCCGGGACGCGGGTACAGGCCGCAGGCGCAGCCGGGCTACGCAGGCGAGGCATCGCAGGCGTTCATCCCCGTCGCCGCGCTTGAAGGACTCTGACCATCGCGGCGTACTCCAGCCGCAGGAACAAGGGAGAGCAGGAATGAGCGACACATGCGCCGGCTGCGGCCGGACAGACCTTGAGGTGACGGTGACGTTCGACCGCCACGACCCGGTGAGCATCCTCCGGGTGCTGAAGGACGCGGCCGACCCCGAAGCGCTGCGGATTGCGGCGCAGGCGATCATGCTGGACAAGCCGTGAGCGCCTACCCTGACCGCGCCCGCGAGCGCGCGCTCGCCGCGCTCAACGCCATCGAGGGCGAGGTGATGATCATCCGCCGCAGGATCGCCGACGGCGCGACCGCCGACCATGACACGAAGATCCTCACCGACGCGGTGCGCCGCCTGACGCAGAACCTCACGGTCCTCGACACGCTCCGCGTCATGGGCGAGCGGCGCGCGGCGGGCACGACCGTGGAGGGCATCGCAGTCTGGGACGCGGCGAAGGACGCCGGCCCCGGCCTTGAAATCGCGCCCGGCGCCATCACGCTCACGACGGAGGACTGGCAGTGAGCATAGACAGGAACTCCGTCACCTACAGGTTCCTCGACGACGGCAAGCCCTCGAAGGCGGCCAGCGTCGAGGTCGTGACGGGAGTAGTCACCGAGCACGGCACCCAGTTCAAGGGCGGCG